CAGAACAGAGCAATGTAGCTGATCCCCTGTCCCGCTTGCTCAGTCAGAACAAAGCAACAACTCATCAACATGGTGCAGAAGAGTATGTTCGATTCGCAGCTATCAGTGCCACACCCGCAGCCCTAACCACGAGAAAAGTTGAAGAAGCATCTGCAGTGGATGAAGAGTTGAAAGCTCTGAGAGAAGCAATTAAAACCGGTTGATTCGAGAAGTGTAAGGCTTATGCACCAGCTGCAGGGGAACTTTGTGTGATTGGACAGCTAGTCCTAAGGGGTACCCGTATCGTACTGCCAAGCAAGCTTAGGCCTCAAGCAATATCCTTAGCACATGAGGGACACCTAGGAATTGTTGGAACAAAGCAGAATTTGAGAAGAAAGGTGTGGTGGCCTGGTATAGATAAGGTGGCGGAGAAGTTCTGCAAATCTTGCTATGGATGTCAACTGGTTGCACGTCCAAATCCACCTGAGCCGTTGACGTCAACGAAATTACCAGAGGGTCCTTGCAAGACCTGGCTGTAGACCTACTAGGACCACTCCCATCCGGACACTCGATTCTAGTTGTTGTTGACTATTATAGTCGTTACTATGAGTATGCAATCATGACATCAACCACCGCCGTGAGAGTAATTGACAATCTAGAAGAGATCTTTAGCCGCCACGGTCTTCCTGTAACCATCAAGTCAGACAATGGACCACAATTCATCTCCGGAGAATTCCAGGAATACTGCGTGCAGAATGGAATTGTGCACCTCAAGACAACACCAAAATGGCCCCAAGCAAATGGGGAAGTTGAAAGACAGAATGCCTCCCTAATGAAGAGAATTCGCATTGCCCAAGCTGAAGGAGTTGATTGGAAAAAAAGCGTTAAGGAGATACGTGACCAAATACCGAAGTATTGATCACACCACCACTGGTAGAAGCCCTGCCGAATTGTTGTTCAATAGGAAGATGAGAGGGAAGCTGCCAGAGCTACATGCTGATTGCCATCTAGACCTAGAAACCCGGGATAGAGATGCAGAGGTGAAGGTAAAGACCAAAACATATGCAGACAGAGCAGCGAATGCGAAACCATCAGATATTGCAGTCGGTGATCAAGTACTGGTAAGACAAGAGAGGAAAGATAAATTCTCGACACCATTTAATCCAACGCCATACCGTGTGGTAAGCAAGACTGGCAATAGTGTCATGGTAGAAGCTCCAGGTGGGACCCAATACTCGAGGAACACCTCACATGTGAAGAGGTTTATGGTGGATGATCCTGTATCAACACCTGGTACACCATCTGCTAGCCCAGACGAAATTGTGGTACCCACCACAGTACCAAGCCAATATTCAAGTGAATTGACACCAGCAGTACCTGCCACACCACAGAGTGAACCTCCAACCAGGAGTACACTGTCAGAACAAGCAAGTACAAAGGATGGAAACGAGGCAGTTGCCGCCGGTGGGGACGTTGCAGTTGATCAAGCAACAGTGCCTAGCACGCCAGCAACACCGAGACCGACTCAGAGACCTCAGAGGCAGAAGAGACCACCCGAGAGATATAAAGACTATGTTTTGAAATAAGGAACTGACCTCTTATAAGATGTTCACTGAACGGATAAATCAAAGAACTTTGTGATTAAGGGTTTGTGATCGAGGACTTTGTAACTTTGATTTTAAAAGTGTTGTTGAGGACACTCGTTCGGAAACAATTTGAACTTTTGACTTTGTCAATATGTTTATCGCATGAGGGCGTTTACCTTTAAAGTTGAGTTTGTATACGTTCTGTTTGCATTCTAGTTTGAAGGATTATTTCCTCTGAGTAAGGGGGGGATGTCGTGTATGTCACATTTCGTGTGTGTATGTCACGAAGTAGGCAAGGGGCAGCATGGGGAGAAGAATAAAGGAGAGCACATGGTCGACTTGTTGTGAGCTTCTTTCCGAACTAGTTTCACTTCTCCAGCTAGTTAAATCTCCTCTAATTTATGTACTAAGAGGACACGACATTGGCGATGAGGAAAAGTACGGCACAAGATGTCTTTTAGCGAAAAGGGCGCTTTAAATGCGATTCCTAAGTTCGATTGCCACTCGGATCCCGCCACGCTGGGACCACGCTGGACGCGTTGGTTGACATCTTTTGAGTTATTTGCGGATGGCAAAGGTCTTATCATCGCTGAGGCTACGAATGCAACCACGAGGCAACGAAGAAGAGCGATGCTACTCCACTTAGCAGGCCCAGATGTTCAAGAAATCTTCTCTACTCTCGCGGATACCGGCGAAGCAACCGATTACGCCGCAGCTGTAACAGCATTGAATGGATATTTTCTTCCTAAAGTCAATACAGCTTTCGCCCGCCAGAAATTTCACCGACTCCAACAAAAGGAAGGTGAGACTGTTTTGCAGTTTGTTACTCGATTAAGAAAAGAAGGAAAGGATTGCAATTTTGGTGCAGACTTTGACAACCAGATAAGAGACGCTGTCCTGTGTAAATGTAGGTCAGACTATGTAAGGCGTAAATTGCTTGAGGAAAGAGTAGAGCTAACGCTCGCTCGCACGTTAGAAATCGCAGAACAGTGTGAAAGTGTAGACCACCAAATGTCTCATCTCAGAGTGAGTGAGTCGAGTAAAGAAGATGCGAACAGGGTTACGAAAAGCCCGGGCGATCCGATGGTAAACAAAACCGAAAGAAAAAAGGAATTCATTGCTATCGTTGTGGGTCGAGTGGGCACCTTGGTAGAGATCCAAAATGTCCTGCTAGAGGTCAGACCTGTAGGAAATGTAAAGGGAAAGATCATTTTGCTAGCGTCTGCAAAACTAAACCAAAGAAACCAGGGGTTAATCAAGTGCAAGAAGACCTAGAAGCTAATGGGGAGCAAGTTGATTATGCTTTCAGAGTCACCAATGAAGTTCACTCAAATCTGCTTAAGTTGTCTGTTGGTGGGGTAGAACTAGAAATGTTGGTGGATTCTGGAGCCACCAATAACATTGTTGATGAAGAAACCTGGGAAGATTTGAAAGCTAAGAAGATCAAATGTAAATCAGAAGCTGCTCCTATTGACAGGAAGCTATATGCCTACGCATCCAGCAAACCTCTCCCAGTAAAAGGTAGTTTTATGTGTGAAGTTCTGGTTGGTAAAGGGAAAGCTCAAGCTGAATTCGTAGTCATTAAAGGAAAAGGAGTACCGCTCCTGTGCAAAGATACTGCAATGAAGTTAGGTGTGCTGAGAATAGGTGTTGACATTGCTTCAGTTGCTGAAACCAAGCAGACACTGCAGCGACAATTTCCAGAAGTATTTAGTGGGATCGGAAAGCTGAAGTCCAAGCAAGTGACATTATAATTATGTAGACCCAAAGGTGAAACCAGTTGCTCAACCACTGAGGCGAACCCCCTTCAATCTGCAAGAAAAAGTGGAAAAGAAAATCCAAGAACTCTTGGACTGTGACATCATCGAAGAGGTTGATGGACCTATGCCATGGGTGAACCCAACAGTAATTATTCTGAAAGCAGATGGGGACATTCGTCTTTGCATCGATATGAGGCGAGCAAACGAGGCCATTCTACGTGGTCGGCACCCTATACCAACTGTAGATGAGCTGCTACACAGCATGAATGGCTCAAAGGTTTTCAGCAAGTTAGATTTAAAGTGGGGATACCATCAGCTGGAGCTTAGTCAAGAGTCACGCCATATCACCACCTTCGTGACACACAAGGGCTTATACAGATATAAGCGCCTATTGTTTGGTGTGAGTTCAGCGAGTGAGTTGTACCAACATGAAATATCTACCGCTCTGGCTAGAATAGAGGGCGTTGATAATATCTCTGATGATATCATTGTACATGGCCCAGACCAGAAAATTCACGACCAGCGCCTTCTCAAAACCATGGAACGCCTCAGACAACATGGTTTGACTCTAAATGCCGAAAAATGCCTGTTCAATGTAGATAGACTGGTTTTCATGGGAATCCTCCTGTCTGAAAAGGGAATTGGCCCGACAGAAGAAAGAGTTAGAGCCCTGCAAGAAACAAGAGAGCCTGAAACCGTCAGTGAAGTTCGAAGCTTCTTGGGATTGGCCAATTACAGCAGCAGATTTATTCCTCATTTTGCAACCCTCACAGAGCCACTGAGGAAACTAACCAGGAAAGATGTTCCGTTCTACTGTGGACCCAAGCAAAAAGCTTCCTTTGAGTCACTAAAGCAAAGCATGGTGGAAGCAGGCACATTGGCATACTTTGACAAGGGTGCATCAACCAAAGTCATTGCAGATGCAAGCCCTGTTGGCCTTGGAGCTGTGTTAGTGCAAAATCAGAAAGGGGCATGGGTACCAATCTGCTATGCAAGCCGTAGCCTCACAGACTGTGAACGGAGATACTCCCAGACGGAGAAGGAGGCCCTTGCCCTCGTTTGGGCATGCGAGAGGTACCACGCATACATTTATGGAATGCGATTTGATCTGGTAACCGATCACAAGCCGTTGGAAGTGATCTATGGACCTCGTTCCAAACCCAGTGCCCGCATTGAACGTTGGGTAATTCGCCTACAGCCCTACGATTTTCGGGTCGTGTATGCTCCAGAACAGAGCAATGTAGCTGATCCCCTGTCCCGCTTGCTCAGTCAGAACAAAGCAACAACTCATCAACATGGTGCAGAAGAGTATGTTCGATTCGCAGCTATCAGTGCCACACCCGCAG